GGTCGAGGACTGCTATCGCAACCTGGCGGCGGCCGTCCTGCTCCAGGCCAAGAAGGATCTGTCGGAGCCTGGCCTGCGGGCGTCGGCGCTGCGTTGGCTGCACAGCAGCTACGCCCGCGCCTACGCTGAAATGCTTGGCGTCGAGCCTTCGGCCGTCGTCAACCTGACGCGGCGGAGCCGGCGATGAGCACGCTGATCAACCTGGTGTCACTGGTCGCAGTCCTCATTGTTGCCTGGTGCTGGCTCGTCGAGCACAACCAACGCCGGCGCGAGGCCGCCGAATCCGAGGCGCGCATAGCCGCCGCGTTCCGTGCGCTGAACGAGTATCAGGCCGCCAACGCCAGACTGGTCGAGGAGGTGCGCCGGCGAGACGCCGCCATCGCTCAGCATCTCGCCCGACAGAACGCCGCTGCTGTGGCCAGGGTCGCCGCCCAGCAGGGCCGAATTGCCAACTGCTTTCTGCTGGGGCTGCCGCAGCATCATGTGCGGCCGTCGCAGTTCAGCCGAAACTGATAATCGCAAAGCGAAAGGAGCCACCATGATTATCACTGTCACCAACCAGAAGGGCGGGGGTGCCAAGACAACCACCGCCGTCAGCCTGGCGCATGGCCTCGCCATCCGTCGCCCCGGATTGGACTATCTGCTGCTCGACTTCGACCAGCAGGGCCACTGCGCCACCGCACTGGGCATGCGCGCCGAGTCCTGCCTGTTCGATTGGCTCATCGGCGGCGCACCCCTGGCCAACTGCGTGCGCCAGACCAGCCGCCCGGCCCTGCTGCTGCTGCCGGGTGACGCCCGCACCAAGCACGTCGATCTCATCTATCGCAACGAACGGGATGGGTTCGGCAGACTCGTTGAGCAGATCGCCACTCTGCCCCGCCAGCTCGTCATCGACACGCCCAGCGAAGGTCTGCTGCAGGAAGCAGCCATCGCGGTGGCCGACTGGGTCATCATCCCCGCCCGGCCCGAAGCGCTAAGCATCGCCGGCGTGCACGACACGATGGCGCTCTGCCGGCGCATCAACCCCATGGCGGAGATCGTCATCCTACCCGTCATGTACGACCGACGGGTCAACGAGCACGCTTACAACCTGGGCGTACTGCAGGAGATGGCGAACGGTCTTCCTGATTTCCCAGTCGGCGCCCGGCGCGCCAGTGTTATCCCGGCGCGTATCGCCGTCGCCGAAGCCCACGGCCGCGGCAAAACCATTTGGGAATACGAAGCCGACGGCATCGCCGACGCCCGCGCCGCCTACGCCGCGCTGCTGGATGAATTCGAGCCACAGGAGGTGCAGCCGTGAGTGATCGCATCGAATTTGCAGCGGCGCTGCGCAGATGGCACGAGGCCGCCGCCGAACCTCGTGCGGACGCAGGCGGCCACGCCGAACTGATCGCCGAGCGCATCGACCGCTACCTGGCCATCAATGGCCACCGCACCGTCGGCGCCAAGATCGCCGCCGTTCGTGCCGTGTACGGACGGGCGTTCCGCCGCCATTTGGCCCTGCCCACCACGATGACATCGCTCGATGTGGCGAGCGGCGTTGACCTACTGATCGCCCGCCTGCTGGATCAGGCGCAAGCGGAATACGACCTGAAAGGAGAAGAAGCGTGATGGCCACTACCGCCAACCAACGTATCGATGTCGGCGCTTTGCGCAACGGCGACGCCGTGCTGGTCGTCGACGCCCACGCCAACGAGCGGCAAGAGATCGCCGCCACGCTGCGCTACAACTACGACCAGCTTGGCTCGCAAGGCGCAGCCATCCGGGAGCACGCCATCGAGATCAAGCGCAGCGAGCAGCAGGCCAACAGCGCCGTCGTCGAAGCCGGCCGCCACCTGCTGGCCGTCAAGGAGGCTCTGCCGCATGGCCAGTGGGAAACCTGGCTAGAAACCGAGTTCCACATGACGGATCGCACCGCGCGCACGCTCATGAACATCGCCGAGCGATTCGACGGCAAAACGGAAATTATTTCCGTTTTGAACGTCACCGTCCTGGGTCTGCTCTCCGCGCCGTCCGTGCCCGACGCCGCAGTGGAAGCCGTGGCCGCCGCCGCCACCAACGGCAAAGTGACCGTGGCCACCGCAAAAGAGATCATCGCCCAGCACCAGCCAGCCCGCCCCTACCTCTCCATCGAAGAGGCGCTCGCCGCCCTGCGCAGCACCAGCCTGCTGGACGGCCTGACCGGCCGCCAGGTCTGGGAGATCGCCCGCAGCGAAAAAGACGAACGGTTCATCGCCTGCCAGAGGGCGATAACTGCCGGTAGGGTTCGCCAGCACGAGCTGATCAACGCGCTCTACAAGATCGCCGAGGAACGCGGCACCAAGTTCGACGGCACGCCCGTGCGCGCCACCGCCGCGCCCCAGGGCGAGCGGTCCACTTGGGACTACTGGGCCGCCCAGGGCTGGCGGCTGGTAAGCGACAAGACCGCCGCCGCCCAAAGCTGGCCGCATCTGGCCGGCCTCCACGACAACGCACAGCTCGCCACGCCGCGCCTGCTGAGCGAGGCAGCCGTCGTCCACTGGCTCGCCAGCGGCGGCAAGTTGAGCGACCAGAACTATCGAGACTTTGCCGACTACGACACAATTCGCCCGGCCGCAGCGCCCGGCCGCAGCGCCGAGATCGAGGCCGTCGTGCGCCAGCAGATGGCGCTCCAGCGCAACCCCGTCAGCATTGCCGACCTGCGCACCATCGCCAAACAGCGGATCGGCCGGCTCTGGCGCGACTGCCTGGCCGAACTGCCCAACAGCGTGCAATTCTCCGAGCTGAGCCGGGCCATCAACAACGTGGCCGACATGTTGGAGCGCACCCAGCCGCCCGCGCCACCATTGGCTGCACCAGCCGCTGAGTCCACCGGCGCAGCGGGCCAGGCGAAGCACCTGATGACCCCGACCCGTGAGGAGGTGCGCAACGCGTTTGCGGCGTGGCTGGTGGAGACGGAGCCGGCGTTGAAGGATTTGCACGATCTGCGCTGGCGCGGCACAGCCGCGTCGCTGTGGAATTCGATGCTGAAGTCGATGATGGATCGCTGCCAGACGGTGGTAGGAATCAAATCTGACTGGCTGGATGAAGAGATTGCGGCCGCGCTGCAAGCTGCAATGCCGTCAACCCAGGAGGCTCCGTCTGACCGCCCCCTCCCCTCCTGGGCCAGCGACGAAAGCCCCGCCGGCGATGCGCTGGAAGAAACCCTGCGCACGCACTTCAACGCGCCGCTGCCGACAGCTTCGACCGATCCGTGGCTGACTGCGGCTACAGCGCCAGTGCGCCGGCAAGAGCGCGCTGCGCTGCTGGCCGACGCACTTCAGCCGTGGATTCGCGAGTACAACGACGAATACGGGCGCGACTGGAAGCACCTGGCAGAGTACGGCAACCCCTCGCACAGCAATTCGACGTTCTGGCGGGACATCCAGCGAGAATGCCAGCGGCGCAACGTGCGCATCGACGACGACATCCTGAAGGACGCCATCAAGCAGGCGTTCGCCACGATGCTGGTGCAGCACCAGGCCGAAGCGCAAGCCGCCGCACCTGCCGAAGGCAAACTGGAACCGCCCGCGCAACTTGCCGCCACCGAAGCCATCGCCGCCGGCAAGCTGCGCCAGTTGCAGATCGAGGGGCTGCGCGACGAACTGAACAGCGCACTCGGCACGCTCGCCCGTTTCGGCGACATCACCGGCAAACACACCGAGACGTTGGTCGCGGCGCGTGAACTGCGCCGGCTGATCCAAATCCTAAACGCAGAGGCGCAGCCATGATACAGCCCGCCTCCGATCTCATGGCGTTCAATATCCATGCTCGTGGCCAAACAGAACTCATCGCCCATGAGCCAGACGACATCGGACGCATTACGTTTGTGCGCTACAACCGGCGCTACGGAATCGTACTTGTAGTGTCATACCCGTACAACGGGCAGACCAAATGCGAGTGCGTAATTGACGGCGTTCAATGGATTCGATGGTACGAGCATACCGTGTACTCGACGCGCCAGGCCGCACTGCTAGTCAACCGATTTTTCGACGACATAGGAATTACGCCGTGAAAGCACTTACCATTACACAGCCCTGGGCGACCCTGATCGCCCAGGGGCATAAACGCATCGAAACGCGTAGTTGGAGCACCAATTACCGCGGCCCGCTGGCCATACATGCCGGCAAAAACCTGCCCGGTTGGGTTGCAGATTTTGTCCGCAGCGCGCCGGAATTCACCACCGTGCTGGGTGATTTGTTCGACCCGGGCAAGCGGGCACTCGGCGATTTGCCGCGCGGTTTCATCGTGGCGACATGCCAACTGGTCGCCGTCAAATTCATCCCGTTGCACGATAAGGGGTGGGACTGGATCGGCCCGACAGATCGCCGATTTCACTATCCCGTCACCGACCGCGAACTGGCGTTCGGGGATTTCACAGTCGGACGCTATGCGTGGCTGCTGGATAATGTTCGGCCTTTGGAGAAACCATTTCCCGCGCGCGGCGCGTT